GGGTGAAGAGGAAAAGGCTGCGAGGTCTGTTGTGGACGGTGAAAAAGCGGCAGGACCAGAGGTGGGAACTGGGGCCGTCACGGGGCTCGGACCAGGACCGGGGAAGGGAGACGGTGTTGTCTGATCAACTGGAACCACATTTGCAATAATAACGAGAAGTACAATTGTTATTAGAATTCCAAGTAAAAGTCCTGTGAACCAATTCATAATATAAGGAAACAAAAATATACTAACTATATGGACGTGGATCTCCGCCGCCTTGCTTTGCGAATCAAAATGCACAACGTCTCTGGGAACGTTGTGCATCATAACGCGCTCTTGAAACGATATTTGGAACAAAAGGGAGTCAAGTGTGCGCTCGTCAAGGGGTACTGTGTTATCGCCGAGACGAAGGAGGCATGTGAGCACTGCTGGGTTCGGGTCGCGGCGGAGCCCCCATTCGACCTCGACCTCAGTTTCGAGGTGGCGAAACTCAAGAGCCCCGAGCTCCAAGCTCTGTATCCGGCTCTTCTGGAATCGATTGAGGGGATTCCGAACCTGACCCGTTCTGACGAAAAGGAGTTTGTAATACGCCATGAGAACGAGCGTCTCTTTGAACTTTTTCAACGAGACCCCAAAGCTTTTTGGCGCGAGGCTCCCCAAGACGTGAGAGATTTCCGTATGACGAATTAGAATTGTCGACCGAGTCTTTCCGGGGTGAACCCGTCACGGCCGTTGCCGCCAACGCCAAGAAGTTAAACTTTTCTTTTTTTGGAACTTGTGTAAAGGCCAGGTGATTCTCTAGGCTTTTTTCCACCGGGTTTCCTTGTTCGAGCGCCGTGTTAAACTCGGCGAAACAATCGGCCAAGAAAGCCTGTCCGTCCGTGACGCGGTTCTCGGGGTCTATGCTCAGTTCCTTGGAAATTTTGAGCGCCAAACGCTTCATGAGAAGTGAGGCCCTGATCGAGTTGGTCATCTTTTCGTTAATTTTGAGGTACAATTGAACAGACCCAAGAACACCTGTACCGGCGGACAGGATGGCGTTCAGAATACTCACGTATTTTTGGGCCAAAAAGTCGTTCAGGGCAATGGCGCACAGAGAGTTCAGCGCCGAAACCACCAGAATGGGAACGTTGAACCTCGAGGCGAGTTTTTGGTAATACATGTGGTCTTTATTGTGATGTTCCTGGTACAGGTTACACTGGTGTTCGAGCTTGGCCAGGAACTCTTGCTCGTCTGGGTGCCACCGAGACACGGTTGTCATCTCTTAATTTAACGCACCTAAAAAAAGTCAGTTGCGCAGCAACTGACTTTCGCCCCGAGTTTCATTATGCTCCGCTCCTAAAAAAACTTCCCGTCATTGTCAAATTCGACAATATCCTTGATCCGATCGGGCAAACGACTCTTGACGCTACGGTACACAATGTTGAAAATCGGGTTTGAGTTTGTAATCTTAATCTTTTCAAGGAGTCCCTTGTCTGGACGAATATCAGTCACAAGTTTCATGAGGTGAATAGCCGTCTCAGAATTCAACTTTGAAATTGGGACCCCCTTGAGGTTCAACTCAATAATCTCCTTGAGCCCGTGTTTCTCGACGTAGGCATCGAGTTGCTCAATGACGGGCTTGATTCTGAGTGAAAACTCGGCCGCCTCTATAGCATCCTTTGGCTGGTTCTCAATGTACTTGCCTCCGAGGAATTCTATGTACAGGTGTTTACCCTGTGGATAGAATATGAGAAGGTCACTCATTTCTTGTGGTTCACAAGGTGCACGTTTTTATGTAAGACTCCTTTCAACTATTTTACGTATAAAAAAGAATTTGAGAATAATGACACAAAGTAAGAGGAACCATATGAGGTTGTTTCTGACCATTTTGTAAAAAATAACAGGTAAAGCCGCGAGCCCCGTCCACGATTGATCACACTTGTGATCAAGGACCGTCCTTTTCGTAACACTCCCCCATGGTTCGAAAATTTCATTGTCTAGGATACTCATTTCTGGTTCATCCAAATATCTATTGAAAAATATGCTCGTAATGAGTGGCCCAGTCTTGAATTGAGTATCTATAACAACATCCTCATTCCAAGATTCATTTTTGATCAAAAATTCAATAAACAGTTTCATGAGTGGATGTTCCTTTGAACAGCATATAGTCGCGTTATTCACCATGACAGTGTTCTCTGAAAACCCAAAAGAGGCAACCTTATTCTCAATTCTGTTCAATGGATTTTTCGATAAAATTAAGTCGTACCTGTCGAGACCGGGTATCTTTTCAAGAGGGCGAAGACACTCGGCGTCACAGTCAACTGATACCCCACCATAGTTGTGAAGGACTATGTATCGTCCAAAGTCCACTTTTTGGATCAACTTATCGAAGCCATTAAATTTGGCGAGAGCTTCAGGGCTGAATTTTTCACACTCAACTCTGAGACCTTCTTCGTCCCATTTCATGTGTTCCCATTTTGGGTTCAAAATTGAAAGCTTTTCAGTGTCGGTGCGATATTTTTCAGGTAAATTGCCCCACCCCTGAAACCAAATTTGGTGAGTCACCTTTGGTATCATCTACACTTCACAAACACAATTTTGTCAGGGAATTAACGTAATCATACTTCGCATAAAGGGTGGGAGAAAGCCTCTGACTGCTTCGACCAGTGTTGTGAAAAGAGAGTCCCCGCCACGAAGTTCGCACCGGTCGAGTAATATGCAGTTTTTCGTGTGCTCATAGACGTTCCATATCATGCGAACCATTGCGACTGGTTTTACATTCGTTACGTGAACACCCTGAACATCCGCTGAACAAACTTGTCTGAGATTTTGCGTTAGACAGAGGTGTTCAATTTGGTCGAGCAAAGGAAAGAGCTCATGTGCACAATAGTCGTCGACTCCTTCTATTGTTCCGGGCTGAATACGTATGAGCTCGGAAACGGAGACTGATACGTACAGGACCTTCGCATCCTGATCTGGCCAAAAGCGAAGCCAGGAGCCCATCTACCCTATGAATTTATTAAATAAATTGGATCATGTCGCGAAAGTACTTGGGGATTGCGAGACTGATGGGACCATACAGGGTTCGAAAGATGAAACCAGCACCCTGGATCTCTATTTTTCGTAGTAAATTGTCCTCTTTCGTGTACTCGACAACTTCCTGGACGAGACCCATAATCTGTTTGAACCTCTCAATACCAACGAGGCCGACGCCTGAGAGGTCGGCCCGTATGATCATATCGGTCGCCTTTTCGCGAATAGAATGGACGAGCGGTTTGATATCCTCAAGAAGGACGCCTTCGACTGGGAAATCTTTTACGAAAATGAAGACTCGGGCAACTCGGACCTCTTCCCAGTCACTCTTCATGAGTGCCGTCTCCCATTCACATTTCATAAAGTCCATATTCTGTATATAGATTTTATGAAACGCTTCGAGTCGCAAACTCGTTGCATCAGGTGGGGTTCGAACCCACGCGTTCTTGCGAACACCAGATCACTCCCTCTCGGGTCAACAGTCGCTCCGCGACTGGTTTCTTAAGTCTGGCTCCTTAGACCAACTCGGACACTGATGCTAAAGGAATTGTTTCAATATGTTATATACTATCAATGCGCAACACATAATAATCGAAAAAGTAATGGCTGTTGCTTTTTCAGCCGTTGTGCTGCTCGTCTCTCCGGTTTTCTTGATATACACTGTATTAATATAAGGAATGAGGGTTCCCGTACACACCATACACGCCACGCACGCGACTAGCATGGAAAGAGGCTTCCCAAACTTTATGAGTACAGTCGCCATACAATACACGCGGAAATTAGTTTGTCCCTGGCGAGGATCGAACTCGCGACTTCGGGCTCATAAGACCCGCACTCTAAACCAGCTGAGTTACAGGGACGAGTTTTTCTCTTGCGAGAAAGTAATGAACAAGCAAGTCGTCAAAACCTTGGGTGTTGCTTGGGTTGGGATTGCTTGTTTCGTGTTTGCGTACCTCGTATCCATGGGGCTCGACGCACTGACCCCTGAACTCGACGAGCGTAAATCAAATTTTAGAATCTTTCTGGAAGTGAGCATACAATTTGGTATCATAGGTGCGATTATTTACGGTTCACGTGTTTTCATTAAGAATATCCCTTTCCCACTCGAAGGGTGGTACGGCTACGAGCACTCCGCACTGGGTGAATTACGGAGCTTGCCTTTAATGGTCTTCATCTTCATGTTCTTCCAGCGTCGGACGCAAGACAAGATGAGACACCTTATGGGTGTTCGGCCGTTCCCGCGTCTCTGACCAGGACCAGATGGGTTTCTTGCGGCGACACGCAGGGGAACGATCGATGCGACACGTGTGATTCGAGTGCCACAGAGCACCGCGCACGAGGTGACGGGGGAGACTGAGACGCTTTGAGATGCACTTGACCGTGACGGGACCACGCTCCTTCAGAAACTCGAGCACACGGGGTTCCAAGTCTCCAAACGTCATTTATAAAAGACGCGCCCAAAATCTTTATACGTCTATAATAAATGCCTAGGTCTCCGCGTTCAGCAAACTCGCAATCGCCTTACACTCCTTCACGTCCGAGCATTTCACCCGTTGTGATGCGAAGTATCACCCGAAATCTCAACAGAGAGTTTGCAATTATGGAAATGGCCCAAGAGTTTCGACGACTCCAGTACCTGAATATCAACTCGTTCCCTCGGTCGTATCAGGCCCTTGCAAATTCGTTCGCACGCAACGTCATCAACGGCGCGCGGGGCAACCATGCCGCCTTGAACCGCGCCCTGAACGCCCTCCCGCGCGTCCGACGCATAGGTGCGGGGTCTCCCAGGGCGCACGCGGCCGCAGCCACGATCCAAGCACGTGCTCGGGGTATAGCAGGCCGAAAACGCGCTAAGGCCCGTGGGACCAAACTCGTCGTGGGACCGGGTGGGAACATGATGGTGGCTGTGCCAAACAAAAGACGGTGAAAGCAATTTTTCATTTGGGAAAACCAAATGAAAAACGCTCCCGACAGGGGTCGAACCTGTGACATTCAGATTAACACATCAGCTGTTTTGTAAAACAGTGTCTGACGCTCTGAACCAGCTGAGCTACGGAAGCACGGGGCGGAAACCGCCTGCGCGCATCGGGAATCGAACCCGAGCTAGCACCTTGGAAGGGTGCTGTACTACCACTATACTATGCGCGCTCCTTCCGACCTACCAGAATCGAACTGGTATCAGCGGGACTACAATCCGCGGTTCTGCCATTAAACTAAGGTCGGGGGAAAAGTTTAGGGACGTATTCAGGTCCGGGTCGGAAAACTCCGTTTTCCTCCTACATACTAAAAATCTTCTTCACACCCTGAATGTCAGAACGACACCCAGGGCACGTGCGTTTGACGCGGGTATTCGTCCAGCACGTCGCACAGACCGTATGACCACATGGGTCGATAAATAGGTCAATAAGCCGGTCTTGGCAAATCAAACACAAAAACTTGGCGTACCTTTCAGCCTCGGTGTCCTTCAGCACCTCCCCCATCGCTTCAACCTTCCCCTTCAAACTCCCACATTGTTGAGTCAGGGCGACAATGCCCGATTCGGACTCGTAGTTGTCTACTACTGATACGAGCTTTGCCTTTAAGTCCTCAGAAGGGACTGTATCTATAATCAATTTGGAAATTTGAGCACTTTTTTGAAGTTCCTCAAGTTCGCTCAGCTTGATCCCGAGGTCACGCTTCTCCTTGGCGAATTTACGTTTAAAAATACCAAGTTCCTTTTCGAACTCTTTCCATGAGTCATCGAGTTCACATGGAATGGTTGGGACGTCCGGGGATTTCATCTGGCGGTTCACAGGGGCGAACCCACCCATCGCCTCGAGGGTCATTTCAAGTATGGCCTGTGATGGATCAATGTATGCAAAGGCCATCTGACCTTTGCACAGACTAGTTTTCTATTTTTTATCCGCGCTCTTAGTAAATATGGCACTCTACGATACCCTTATTCTCGTCGTTGCCTTGACCATGATTCTTATAGGTCTCCAGGCTTTCCTCAATAAGGACAAGCGACAAGTGTCCTCTGAGGTGATCAAGGCGACGTTTCTGATGGTCACGGGCTTGTACTTCCTGTACTTTTGGTACACGGAGGTTACCGTCGTATCGTCCAGCAGCAGCATGTGATCTTCGTACTCTTATAAGAGGTGTACTCATAGATCGATTGAAAAGACCGTGATTCACTCAGGAGTTTTGCGGCGCCTCCATACCATTCCATAAGAGTCCGTGCGTCTTCGAGAGAAAGTTCAAGATAACACAGGTCCTCCAGGAGGTCCATCGGTGTTGTGTATGAGATCTTTTCAATTTTGACGAAAATTCGTTGAAGGGTCACAGTCCGTGTCTTTTCAAGAACCTCTTCAATACTCGCCCCGGGATTCATCGTTTGAATGTGTTTGACGAGATCAGGACCCGTGAGAGAGTCCATTTATTTTGTAATAATATATAAATGGCTGACTCTAAGTCGGATCTCGCTTTCATGGCTCTACTCGTTCTCATTTTGGGTGCTTTGGGCGTGAGCAACTTTGTCGAGGCGAGTACAACCAAGTCCACTTCCCAGATTGGTCAGCAATTTTTCGCCTTACTGTACGTTCTGTTTGCCGCCGGTCTAATTGTATATAAAATAAGCAACCCCTAAATATGCATGAAGCACTTGGTAGGCCACATCGATGGCGTGTGGGTCTCGTGCGCCAAGCACCTCGAGACAATTATGATTCGAATCGCTGAAAAGTGCGGGTTCCACGTAGTGGCCCGGGCTTTTCACCAATTTGAGCCTCATGGATCAACGGGCGTTCTGGTCTTGGCTGAAAGCCATTTCAGTGCCCACACGTATCCGGAACACAATAAGATTTACATTGATGTGTTTTGTTGTTCACCCGGGTTCACACCCGAAGTTTGTTCCAAAATTATTGAAAAGGAGTTTTCGGCCGATTCGGCGAGTTGGGACGTTATTCATCGTAACTAGATGAATGCAGGTCCTTCGATCCACAAAACCAGTGATCGCCTCACCCCTTTTGTAACGGGTGTGACCCGGTGAAGTAAATAACTTGGAAAGATAATGACGGCGCCTTTGTTTTTTTCAGGAACAATGATGTTCCCCGTGTTGAGTTGGAGTTCTCCGCCTTCATATTCGGACGGATCTGAAAGTTGACATACGAGGCTGAGTTTGCGGTTTGATTTGCCTGGCCCCATGTCAATGTGCCAATCATAGAAACCTTGATCCTCTGAATTATAAACAGTGTACTGAACGTGTTCAGTAATTTCAGTCAACTTGAATTGGTAAAATTCAGAATTGCATTTTAGAACAAGGTCAAACAATAATTTGTACAACTCCATAAATTCATTTGTTTTTGGAATCCAGCAAATCTTTGTGCGACGCTTCGTTTTGTTTAGTTCACCACCGGCTCCGCCGATCATGGCATCAGTGAGTTCCCTTGCATCCATGACTTTTCGTAAATCATCAATTGCATTATGTGGAACTCCATTCGGGAATTTGTAATACTGAACATGATGATGAAAAACGCCGAGGGGTTCGAACACGAGCCTATATGCAATTTCGGTGGTTCCGTTATTAGCGTCGTATACGTGATTCTTATAAGGTCCATTTGCATCGACATAATGGAGAAAAACCTGAACGTACAAGTCGCCCGTGAACTCTTTTCTCGAATGTTCAATTTCACACCCTTTGTATAGTACGCCGTCACCTGGTTGTTGTGTAATGGCTCGTTTCCCCATGAAGATTGGCCACGGATGAGACTGAAAAAGATTCATGGTTACGGAATACTCGCAACTCGGGCGATCCTTGTGAGGTTCTAGAACCGCACCTTTGAAACAGACGCGGCAATATGCATATGAAGGTTTCAGTGTTTTTCCAGAAAGTTCAGAAATGCGTTCGAGAAGGCGGCCAAGAAGAATGTTGCACACGGGAAGGTTATAGTACGAATTACTATTTGGAACCTGCGAATCTCCATTGTTCTTGGGTGCCCTCTTTATAGTCTCGGCAATTTCATTGGCCTCTTCTTTTTCGATGAGGTTTTTCACAACTTTATAGAGGCTTCGCATGTATTTTGCATGCGTCTAGTTTCTTTAAAACGATGGATATACAATATATAATATCCCCTGATATCCATTGCCTCCGTTCGAAACCGGGATACTATTGGGACCACCGGAGCCACCGCCTCCGCATCCAAAGCCTGTGCCAGCGTTTCCGTTCCCTGAATTTGATCCGCTACCGCCTCCGCCAGCCCCACCTGTTCCAAAAGGCATGCCGCTGCCACCCCCTCCACCACCACCCGCGGAAAATGTAACAGGCGATCCATTAATAGTTACGGATCGTCCCGCACCTCCAGGTCCACCTTGGCCCCAAGTATAAGTGGGTATATTCGCCGCGGGCGCTGGAGATCCCGCTCCTCCTGCTCCACCGCCACCACTGCCAACGCGCATGCCAATCCCAAAAGGATTGTGTTCAACATTTCCACCGGGATTTCCATATACAGTTCCTGCCGGGTTGGGGGTAGCACTACCCCCGGGGTTGGAGTCGAATGTCGCCCCACCACCGGACCCGCCTGGAACACCGACGTTGATAGGACTAGGGTCTCCTCCTTGATAGGCGGGAGCTCCGCCTCCGCCTCCACCGATAGCAATTATTGCAACCGGAGAACCTGTCCAAACAGTGGAATTCCCTGGAGTTCCTGTCGTTGAGCTTGCTCCAACTCCCCCCGATCCTCCACTTCCTATAGTGATTGTATAGGAAGTTCCAGAAACGACTGGAGCATTTGGGATGAGAAGAAGTTGACCACCACCGCCTCCACCTCCACCCGGATAGCCGCCACCCGAACTTCCACCGCCTCCTCCTCCACCTCCTACCATTATTAAACCTATATTTCCTGTAAACGTCGCCACCCAAGTCCCCGGAGACGTGAACTGCCTTCCCACCCATGAAACTCCCAAAAACTTGCTCAGGGGAAAGGTGGAGGTTGATGATGCGGGAAATGTTTGAGACTGAGGACTATATGTACCCGGAGTCAGACGCAATTCCGTTCCCACCGGATTTGGTCCTCCCGAAGGACTGAGTCCCCAAATTTTCACAACACCTGAAACTGGGACGGGACCCCCTGGAGGTATCGCGGTCATCTATAAGTTATATGATAAAAACTATCGTGCCCAAAAGTCGTGAACACTTTTGGGGCCGAGGCCCGGGTGAACCCGGCAGGCTATATTTTTCAATTTTAAAAGACGAATATAAATATATGGGAGGGTTCAGTTACTGAACGCCAATCCTCCCATTCCGCTCTGAATTCGCAGGATGTTGTAGTTCACGGCGAACATCTTCTGCAGAGGGGTGGTGTAGTTGCCCTTCATGTTGATAGCCACCTGGGCGTTATCAATGCGAGAGAAGTTGCAAGTGCCGGTGGGCTGGTGCTCCTCGGGCTGCAGGGCGAAGCTGTAGCAGTAGATTCCGGGGTATGGCACGCCGCTGTGGTACACGTATGGCTGGTACTGGTTGAAGTACTTGCCCTGCTGCTCCTTGAAGCGGTCCTGGCCGTTCAGCACCAGCTTGAAGTTGTACAGGGGGCCGACCTCCACGGCGTAGCCAGATCCGGTGGTCACGTTGGAGGAACCCTCCTCGACCCAGCCGATGTTGGAGGTCAGAGCGGTGGTCAGGCCAGACAGAGCGTAGGTGTTGGCGTACACGCGGGGAGCGCCCAGGGTGTGGGGCAGAGCAGCGCCCGCCAGGGATGGGGTGCACGCGCAGGTCACGTTCACGTTGGCAGCGCTGGTGGAGAAGTTCCACAGCGAGTTGTAGGCGGTGGCGCTGGTGTTGGTGTAGCACCAGATCAGCTCCTTCACTGGGTGGTTGAAAGACAGACGGATGGTCTGGGCGCCCTGGGGGCTGTTGGAAGCGCCACCGGCAGTGGCGGTGATGGAATCGCCACCGGTGTGCTGCACCTGCTCAATCAGGTACTCGTGGCCCTTCTGGGCGAAGCGGCGACGCTCCTCCGTGTCCAGGTACACGTAGTTGGCCCACACCTCAAACACCTGGCCGCTGGAGCCGAAGTAGTTGGTGAAGTAGCTGGTCAGATCGAAATCCAGGCGAACCTCGTGGTACTGCAGGGCGATCAGGGGCAGATACAGGCCGGGGTTGCGGTTGAAGAAGAACAGCAGGGGCAGGTACACGCTGTTGGGGTTCACGGTATCGTAGAAGCCGGAGCTGGAAGAGGTCATCTTGCCGTAGTTGATCTTCTCGGACTCGGAGAGGAACAGCTCGGCGTACAGGCGCCACCAGGTCTGGTAGTGCTTGTCAATGCGCTGGCCACCGATGGTCAGCTCAATATCGGCGATGGAACGCTCAGCCACCCAGTTCATGTCGATGTTGGTGTTGGTGGACGTCAGGTTAGAGCTGCTGGCCTGGGTGGGCTGCAGGCGGATGTACATGTCGCCGACCAGGTCGCCGTTGCGGGCGATGGTCACGGACACACGGCCACCGTTGGAGGGGGTGCCGTTCACCGTCTGCTGGATGTTCTCCATCGCAAAGTTGGTGTGGCGCTTGTACACAGCCTGGAAGAAAGTCACCTTGGGCTGGCCCGTCAGGTACACGTCCTGCGCGCCGTACGCAACGAGTTGCATCAAACCACCTGCCATGATATCACTTGGTACTAGTCCCCAAGAAAAAAATTTAGATTGTTTTCCATTTGAATCCACCCGCGGATCGGCCCTTGTCTTTACAGCATCGACTTATAACCCTCACTTCAGCTTTGGACTTTTCACTTGCTTTTCGTATAGTATCGTACTCGGCTATAAGGGTCTTCCCGTCGAAAGACCACTGTTGAATTTTTGTAAACTTGAGAGGTTGATTTGTCTGAACACCAGCGGGGCTCACAAACTTCCAATGGAACCCTCCGGCCGTTTTGCGCTTCCCCTTGCAAACCTTTGTTATATGACTTCCATCTGCCCCAGATTCGCGTGTTGCCTCCTCGACCGACTCGAACGTTCTGAGAAGTTCCTTTTCGTCTCTGGACCATTGCTGAACCGCCTTGACGTTCGCCTCTTTGAGTAACTCCCGAGCCTCTTCCGTATGGTGCTTTCCAAACATAAAATGGCGCTCACCTGACCTCGCGGAACTCATCAACTCCTTCGTGTCTTCGTGAAGCACCTTGTTCTTGTTCCCACCCGTTTCATTGTTGTACCCATGTGGAGCTAAGGTTCCACGGTGAGAAATCTCCTGAATCTCCAACTCGTCTAGACGCTCTTTCCAGTTCCCCTCTTTTGAAAAACTGTAAAGAATTTCAATCGTAAAATGGTCCCATCCATACAAACGAATAGCGTTGTACAGATGTCTCCTGCGTCCGTTATTCACGTCGGCCATGTGACCGTTCAGACGGACCTGAAAGTCGTCCTGGGCCGTCTGACCTATGTACTCTTTGTACGGCTCGAGTTTACATTTTATAGAATACACAAAGGGCATCAACCTATTACTAGAATTACGTATTTCTTTAGTTGGCGAACGCAAGACCACCAAGACCGGATTGCACGCGAAGGATGTTGTAATTGACCGCAAACATCTGCTGGTTCAGAGGAGGCATACCCGTCTTCAGATTCACGGCAATTTGGGCCATGTCGATACGGCTGAAATTACATGTGCCACTTGGCTGCAGCTCCTCGGGTTTGAGGGCGAACGAGTACACATAGATGCCCGGATACGGGATACCATCATGATACTGATATGGCTGATACTGGTTAAAGTATTTGCCGTACTGAGGCACAAATCGGTCCGTGCCGTTCAGAATGATCTTCGCCTGGTGCATAGGCCCAACCTCCTGTCCATACACAGTGTTGGATGAAGCAATGGGGATGCCCGACTCGACCCAGAAGACGTTGCCCGAAAGAACGTTCGACTGGACAGAGATGGTGTTTCCGGTCGTCACGTTACTGGCCGCATTCACGTACAGGGGCGTCAGGAAAGGCGCTGGAACGTACAGAGCTGGCGAACCCACATGAGCCGGGGAAAACGGCGCCTGGGACCCTGCCAGCTTGGACGGATCAACAGTCACGTTCACGTTCGACACGTTGGATGAGAAATTCCACATGGAATTGGGATTGGACGAGAAACTGGGGACTTGGTAGCACCAGATGAGTTCTTTCACTGGGTGATTGTACTGCATACGGATCACACTCGGGGTGTTCTCACTGGTCGAGCCGACTGGGTCGGCGTTCACGTGCTGGACCTGCTCGATCAGGTACTCCGAGGGTTTCTTCGCAAATGCGTCACGCTCGGTCGTGTCCAGGTACACGTAGTTGGCCCAAACGGCGAATGGATTCGTGCCGAAATAGCTCGAGTACTGAGGACTGATGGTAAAGTCGATACGGACCTCATGGTACTGCAGAGCCACGAGAGGCAGGAACAGACCGGGGTTACGGTTGAACCAAAACATAAGGGGCAGGTAGGCGTAGGCTGGAGAGCTAATGAGATTACCTGGGGAAGGGTAATTTGCATTGGGACACGAGGACAGCTTTCCATAATTCTGTTTCTTCGTGTCGTTCAGGAACACCTCGGCGTACAGGCGGTACCACAGCTGGTAGTGCTTATCGATGGACTGGCCGCCAATAAAGACTTCCACAGAGCTGAAGGCGCGCTCGGCGACCCACGCCGTATCACCAAGACTGTTATTCGTTGTTAGGTTTGACGTGCTTGTCGAAGTTGGAAGAAGGACCACAAACATGTCTCCGACCAGGTCGCCTGAGCGAGACAGGGTCACCGAGGCCAGGCCACCCGACCCGATGTTGCCCGCCACCGTCTGCTGAACGGTTTCCATGGCAAAATTGGTATGGCGCTTGTAGGCCGTCTGGAAAAAGGTCACTTTGGGCTCGCCCGTCAGATACACGTCCTGTGCGCCATAGGCGACGAGTTGCATAAGAGCGCCCCCAGGCATTTACTATTCACTGCGAAAATATTCAAGACCTTTTTCCTTCAGGAATAGTACACATGTCTCGCCCACGCGCGCCCCCACCAAAGATTGTTCAGCAGGCCGAGCCCGAGGATGAGGAGGATGAGGAGGATGAGGAGATGGACTTTGACGAGGGTATGGATATGTTTGAGGCGCTTGGAAGCCTGCTTGCCACGGAGGATGGTGAGACCGTCGCCACCACCCTGGTGAGCCTGAAGGACGCTGCCGAGAAGATTGCTCTGAATTTGGAGATGCACAATAAGCTCATGGTCAAGATTGCTTCCACCCTGAACAAGATGGTTCCAGCGCCTCCTGCGGTGGTTGACAGCGCTTAAAAGGACTTGTGGATCACAAGTCCGGGGGACTTGGTCTCAGACACTTAAAAAAGTCTCGCGCTATTTCATCAATGTCTAAGGCGTCCACACAAAAGAAGGCGACTCCCGTTCCAGATGGAAGCGTCTACCAAAAGGAAATCAACTCGTGGACTGCTGACGATTTGAACAACAAGCTGAATGATTGTGAGCGAAATTTGTTCCTAAATTTACAAAATACAGATAGGCGTCAAGATATTTATGAAAAGTTGGCACACAAGTGGCTTCCGGCCAGTCCCAGGCGGGACGAGTGTGGCATCCCGATTGATATCGACAAGGAGGATCTCGAGCGTATGCTCGTGAACAAGAACCGTACAGTCAACATTTGTGGCTACATGCTTGCCCGTGCCGAACTTTTGGAGATTTCCAAGTCCGAGACGGAGGATATTAATGGAGACAAGATGAGTTTTGAGAGGCGTATCAAGCGGTTTCGTGAGTGCTACAAGAAGGTCGTCAACAAGTTTATTGAGAATGATGCCGAGTACAAGATGTTCAATCAACCTTTGGTTGAGAATCCAGATGTGGACTTTGATATTGGAGAGTCAACCAGTCCGTATCAGAACCTCCTCATTTACTTGCTGAGGCAGGCGTACAAGAATGGGTACCGTCGGTACCGTGACCAGTGTTGCAAGGAGATTCGCAACACGCGAGCCTGGAAGCCCGTCAAGGAGATCAAGGACTTTGTGTATGACGAGACCCAGAAGGAGGACAATGCGGAGATGTGGATGAATCTGACGAATCGGGGTGGCATGGCGAATGACGTGATTCGACACTTGTCAAATTGCAAGGATATTCAGTTTTCTGAGATTAAGAAGGATCGCCACGTCTGGTCCTTTGAGAATGGTCTTTTGGATGCACGCCCGATTGATGAGAACAGGAACCCCGAGACGGGTGCGCGCCAGTTTACATTCTACGAATACACCTCGAAGGAGTTTCACGAGCTGGATCCGGAGCTCGTCTCGTGCAAGTACTTTGACTTGCCCTTTGACCCGCACCACGAGATTGATGACTGGTACCAGATTGCAACGCCCAACTTCCAAAAGGTTCTGGATTACCAGAAGTTTGACGAGTCCGTGTGTCGGTGGCTCTACGTCTTCATGGGTCGTCTGTGCTATGACGTCAACGAGCTGGACGGGTGGCAAATCATCCCTTTCCTCAAGGGTATTGCGCAGTCGGGTAAGTCGACCTTGATTACCAAGGTGGCCCGTAAGTTTTACGAGTGCGAGGACGTGGCGACCCTGTCGAACAATATCGAGAAGAAGTTTGGACTCCAAAGCATTTACAAGGGGTTCATGTTCATTAGCCCCGAGATCAAGGGTGACTTGCAGCTCGAGCAGGCCGAGTTCCAGTCCCTTGTGTCTGGTGAGGATGTGAGTGTGGCCCGCAAGTGCGAGACGGCCGTGAGCGTCCAGTGGAAGACGCCCGGTATCTTGGGCGGGAACGAGGTCCCCAATTGGAAGGATAACTCGGGGTCTATTCTGCGTCGTTTGGCCACGGTGAACTTTGGGCGCCAGATTGCACCGGAGGTGGCTGACCCCCACCTGGACGACAAGCTCGAGCTCGAGATGCCCGCCATTCTGTGCAAGTGTCTCCGGGCCTACCTCGACTATGCGCACAAGTATGCGGACAAGGATATCTGGAACGTGCTCCCGGCCTATTTCAAGCAAGTCCAGAACCAGATTGCGACCGTCACAAACTCGCTCCAGCACTTGCTGTGCTCCGAGAAGGTTCGGTTTGGCAAGGACCTGTGTGTGCCCCAACGCACCTTTGTGGAGCGGTTCAACCAGCACTGCAAAGAGAATATGCTCGGGTCATTCAAGTTCAACCAGGACTTTTACGCGGGGCCATTCAGTTCGCGCGAAATCGAGGTCCGGACCGAGTCGCGAATTTGGAATGGAAATTCATACTCAGCTCAGCCATTCATCTTCGGACTCGACTTTGTTGCTGAAAATTAAAATGTACCTAAATGTCAGATATGAGCGTCAACGCAGCCGCCAGAAAGATCCAAGAGATGTTCCGGCGGAAGCTTATTTTTACAAACAATCAGGGGTTATACAAGGTGTCCAAGCCCGTCATAACTGCCCAAATCGTCTCCTTCAAGTTGCCGACAAACTGGCGCGCCGTGTTCGAGTCCGAGCCCAAGGGCTTCTCGGAGATTACGGGGTACAGATCGGCCGGGAAGGCCCCCGTCATACGGTGGACCCAAGGGCGGTGGGTCGGTGACGAGTCGGGCGTAACAAAACTCGTCGCCAAGTACCGCTCCGTCACCATCGTTGTGTCCGATAAAGGGTTTGACGTGCTTGGTGCGGGGAACTACGAGCAGGCCCTCTTGGCCATTGTCAAGAGCGGGTGGGCCCCGAAACTCCTTCTGAAGGCACCACCAACCTACAAGAAGATTGACGGTATGTTCAACATCAATAAACGCTTTGATCTCGATGGACTTGCGACGGAGCTTCGGAAACTCCCCGAGTCCATGCGCGAGACTGTTCGGCCCGCCTTGGAGTTTGGTGTCAAGGCGGTTCTCTTGAAACTCAAGAAACCTAAATGGTTCTACCAATTCTTCGAGAATGGAACCGTCCTCTTTTCCGGGATAAAGGATCCAAAGGACCTCGACTTGCCCCGGGAACTCTTTCTTCAGTTCCTGAGTCCAACGTATGGCGTCGCACCCGCCTTTGTGTTGCAAGCAGGTCGGGGTATGCTCGTGAAGCCACACAAGAACGCGGGGGCGGCCGCGCGTGCACGGGCCGCCAACAGGTACCCACAGGTCGCCTCGTGGACCACGGCCCCTCCTCCGGGATTCTACGTGCGGCCAGGTCAAAACAACAAGCCCCGTCTGTACATGTGGGCCAAGATGGAGCGCCGCATAGGACTTCCGTACCCAATCCAGGTGGGCCAACTGAAACTCACGGCGAAGAACGCCGCGACGGTCGCTCGCCGGTTCAGAGAGGTGGGCGTCGAGCCCCCGCCAGTTACCAAGCAGGTGTTTCGGGACCTCGGTATTCCCCTCCCGACAGAGAATCTGGAGAAACGCAAGGCGAACCGCGCCGAACGTTCAGAATGGAACTTTGTCGACCCCTCGGGAAAGCGGTACGTTCGCCCCGGGCCAGGACACCAGCCCCGAGTCTACGACGTGCCCAAGGACAAAAAGGCTGGTATCAAGACTGTGATAAAGGCCTATGCAGCTGCCAAGCGGAACATCCCTGCAGCCGTTCGGACTCTCTTTGGTATCGGGACCAATGTCAAGACGGCGAATAACTCGGCGCCGAAACACAGAATTGAAATGGGTCTGAACAAGATTTTGCGTATTAATGGGAAACAGGCGACTCGGATCCCGGCACCCGAGCTCTTGGCTATTGCACGCAACATAGGTATCGCCCAAGTCAACTCAAAGACGTCAAAGGCGAACTTGGTGGGGTACATAAAGACGCGAACGGGTACGTCGAACCGGCCGAACCGGTCTGCGGACGTGCTTATCGATGGAATATACTACAAATTTTTGAATAATGGGAAGGTCCGACGGGTCACGGAGGAGGGTATGGCGACCGAGCGCGAGTGGGCAACCATTGGGGCGAACGTGAGACAGAAGATTGCACAGAAGCTTTTGACTCCTAATTTGTTCAAGGAATACAACTCTATGAACCTGGGCGACCGTTTCAACACGCTCCGAGCGGTTCTCCATGGGAAGAAGGCCAACGTGGAAAAGGCTGCTGCGAACAAGGCGGCGGCAAATAAGGCGGCGGCAAATAAGGCGGCGGCGAACGCCAAGGCGGCGGCTGAAAAGGCGGCGCGCAACGAGGCGGAAGAGGAGGCCTTTGCTCGTCAGCTCGAGTTTAACCTCCGTCTGACCCAAAACCTCGGGAACGCGTATAATAAGGACAACACGCGAAAACTCATCCGAGCCCTGAACGGGTTGCCAAAGGGGGCCCGGGGTCAGCCACTCAAGGCGAATGTGGAGGCTCTTTACAAACGTTTCGTCAAGAATGCATACATGCTCAGAGGACGAGGGGAACTCAAGAAACCGCGGAAAGAGCCAAACCGCCGAGTCAACTATGTGTATACCATCCCGCGGAACGCGACCAACCTGTCCAACACGCTGGAGAGTCTTGGAATTAATACAAAGAGGAACTGGACCTGGAATGAGATTCGTGCGGCCCTCAAGGGCAAGGTGAAGCCCGCACAAATGAAGAAAATCCAGGAACAGTGGAAGAAGAATATTATGAATAAGGTGAAGTATGGGGCGGTTGGGCCCGTGAAGAGGAAGGTCCAGAGACCAGTCGCGTAGCGACTGTGAACCCCTCTGGGCAAAAAGTCCTTCGGACTTTCCTAAATACACTTCATCACGTCAAACACCTTGTACAACAGGTTGAACAACTCAATTTTGTTTTGAATTTGAGACGGGTCAATAATTTCCATCTCAATTTGGTACGTCTTATCATCGTCCGAGTCCTTATCATCCGGGTTGCCGGTGATGATCGTCATGTCGATACTCAAGTTCTTTCGAACAAACGACCAACGCTCCTTGGTCTTTTGCTCGGTACTCGTCTCCTCTCCGTCGTACTCGAAGGGAATTTCCTTGGAAATTCCCAGACGCACGTCCAAAGGCGCGTCTGGTAAATGAAAATCATCAACCGCCACACGAGTCTTGATTTCGCCCTTTTGCTCATCCGACGCTTCATCCACCGTGAGACGCTTTCCACCCTCAAAATAGTACACCGTCGCATTCGTGTGCGACTTTTGCTCCCACCCTTCGTACTTGGTCAAAGCTTGCAGAACCTTCTTGAAAGTCTCTTGACCCACATTCGTGTCAAACTTGGTTCCAGACCGCCTCCCGAACCGAATCTCAATTTCAGTATTCTCATTTGTCTTGTGCGCCTCGATGACGTGGGCCCATGTATCAAACAGGGGCTTGGCCATAGGGTCGGTGTTGGGTCGAATTGCGAACGTTGCCATTTTTATCTTGACTTTCATACTTCCCAAGTCTCTAAGTCGGGTCCCTCCCTTGGACCCTCAGGACGCGTCTTGGGATTCCCAATTATTTTCCCAGCCCAGT